TATGCGTTGTTGTTTTTTTTGTTTGGGAGTGCTGTGCAGCTCCATATTTATTCGCGCTATCGCTACTCGACGCTCTTCCGATCTAGTAAAAAAGTCAAAAATATTTTATCTTCTCCTTATACTCTTTAATGAGTTCTTTTAGCTCTTCCTTAGTAAATCTACGAGTAACATTAGAAAGTTCGTCTAATCGCTTTAAATTGGCTTCTCCGATGCGTTCTATAAGTCCTTTCCGATATTGGATAAGATTCCCACTCAGAAACTGATTACAAGTGATGCATGAGCTATGAACATTATCCTCATCGAATCTTAGTGAATAATGATTATTTGCGTTATAGTAGTGAGATGCGTTTACTCTTCCTTTAATCGGCTTAAAGCAGGAGATACAATCCTTTCCCTGATCTCTGATATTTATGTACTTATTGAAAGTAGCCTGAGCTAGTTTTAGATAATCCTGAAGAGTAAGTAAATCCTCTTTCTGCTTCTTCTTTTTTTCCTTCTTTATCTTCTCTAGGTTCTTTAGAGCTAGTTCAGTTTTAGTACATAAGTAGCAGAGCTTATCAAAGGTTCTAAATGGAGTAAAGATTTCTCCACATTTTTTACATGATTTCATATTTAATACTTTTTAAATACAAGTATATTTTGATGTATTTTAGTCAATTTTTTACTATTCATATTTCTATCAGCTCTTATAGATGCACTAGCTACAGGATTTAATAAAATTGCTTCATTATAAAATTTCATACCACATTTTTCAAAAGCTCTAATAGTATCAGGAACAAAACCTATATAATTTCCTTTTTTATCTCTTACTTCTCCTACTACAAAACAAGCTAAACCTTCTTTTTTAAGTAATCTGCACGATTTTTCAATAATGCTTTCGTATAATCTTAAAAATTCTTGGTATGGTTTATTACTTATATCTCCTTCTAAATCGCTATATACTTCTAAATCAGCATAAGGAGGGCAACTAAATATAAAATCAAATTCTTTATCAAATTCATCTAATAAAATATTAGAGTTACCCACATACCATTGAGGTTGATTATTTACATCTAATATATTTAATCCCTGTTCGCGATTACTTTCTATTTGTTCCTCTCTAATATCAATTCCTGTATATTTATATCCTAATTTATTTGCTACAATTCCACGAACTGATCCTCCTGCAAAAGGATCAAGTATTTCTCCTTCTTCTTTACAAAACCATTTATATAATACTTCGCAAAGAGCAGGATCAAATATAGATGTACCTTGTTCTTTGCTTTCCTTAACTTTACCTTCTTTCACTCTATAATAATCAAATGATTTTACTGCACCTTTGAAAGTCATATTATCTTTTCTTCCTATTTCACTTTGAATTCCTAAGTTTGACCATAGTTTTTTTCTTCTTTGCCAGTTACCACTTTTAGTATCTAATATACTAAATGGAGGTTCAATAAATTTATCTCTTAAAATAGGATCAGTAATAATTACATTTCCAAATAAATCATAATTCTCTTTCATAATAATTTTTTAAGTTCTTTATTCTCTTTGCTTAGTTTCTGATTCTCTAAATGTAGAGAGTACATTCTTTTAATCACTTCTTTATGCTCTTTCTCTAGTGCATGGAATACTAAATGAGCTTCCATTAAATCCTCTGCTTTACTGGTCATAGAATCTATTAAATCTAATCTAGTAGGATGCTTTTCTTTTATCTCATCTAGAGAGCTTAAAATAGCTTTTCTCAGTTTGTCTAGTTGCGTATGAGCTAGTAATATATCTAGTTCTTTCATATCAAAAAGGTAGGTTATTAGATTTAGTACTCATTCTTTTAATCGCATCTACTCCTCCTATCTTAAATCCTAATCCTGAATTAAATTCGAAAAGTAAAGGTTGCCCGATTTCGGTTTGTTGCCCTCCAGTATCTCTATCTTTTACCTTCTCAATGTCTATCATAGTTTGATACTTCATAGTAGGGTGCTTTACTAGTCTATGAATTACTAGCATATCATCGCATCGGTTTAGAAATGGCTTTCCTCCTTCGATATGAGCTTTAAGAGGAGGTTTTAAATGTCCTGCCCAAGTATGATCCTGAGGATAAAGCATAGAAGTTCTTCCTGATTCGCTAGTAGGATGCGTAGAGATGTATAATGTTTTATTCATCTGATTACAAAACTGCCTAGTATCATTCAGAAATTCGTAGTTATCGCTATGTTGCATCCCTCTATCTAATCCTGTGAAAGGATCAATAAATCCTACATCAGATTTAGTACTTCCGATAATCTCTAGCATCTCTTTAGGTTTATAGAGTTTAGAATTATCTACAAATGTAAAGTAATGTTCTATAATCTTCTCATAGTTCCTGAGTTCAGAGTAGGATAAATCTCGAAAGAATCTTCCTGAATACATTTGTATGAGATCTCTCATAACTTGACCTGATGAATTTTCTCCCATCCATAGAGTAAAATTTAAATCGTGATTCGTAGCTAGAGCTAGAAAGTACCATTCCATCCAGTAAGATTTTCCTACATTATCATGTCCTAGAACTATGTTCAGTTGCTTTCGTTTGAATCTTAAATAATCATCTAGAACATTTCCTATTCCTAGTCCTTCTGAAATTCTTCCTTCTTTGTAATCATTTAGATATTGGGTGCTATGTCCTTCCTGTAGTATCATTTCTTCTTTGATTTTCTTCGTATTGTCGCATTACATTTTCTGCATAGAGGTCATCTACGGATTTTTTCTTAATAGGTTTCTCTTTATAGTTATCCCAAAATAATCCCTGCCATCCGTTAGTAATAGATTCATTAACTACCCACTCTACGCACTCATCAGATTTATCTGCTATAATCTTTCTTAGGTTGTTTATAGAAGCTTCGCTTAATTTCTTTTTAATCTCTTTTCTATAAATAATCCAGTTGTTTAAAATAGATTCCTTCTTAGTGTATTCTACTTTCTCTTTCTCTTTCTCTTTCTCTTGTACCGAACCCCCTTCAGTACCCCCTACCGAACCCCCTATTAAAGGTTCTTCTATAGGTACTAATTTCTGCTTAGTTTTATCCTCATATCCTTTAACCTGAGAATCTATAGAGTGCTTCTGAGAAAGATAAGCAAAGTTTACCATACCTTCTAAAGTAGGTTCTATTCCTTCAAACTGCTTCCTTAAAATTGCCATTAAAAATTCCTCTCTATCCTTTTTAGATAGTTCTTTAGCTACATCATAATAGCTCCTGTAAAAATTAAAAGCTTTTCTCATAGCTCAGTATCTAAATATTGTTCCATTGTTTTAGCTACTATTCTATAGTTACTCAAAGTATGAATAGTATGTTTATAGTTCAGGAAATCATACTGATTAAGCTTATCATAATTTACATTTTGCCAATGAGCTACATTCCTAACTATAGCTCCGTAATCCCATTCTCTTTGAGTTTGAAAATGATTATTAATAAACCATTTGATTTGCTTTTCTTTTACTCCTGCTTTGCTTAATCCTTCAAAACAGCAATCAATAAAAAATGCCGAATTTTCGTAATTGGCGAACGTTTGCTTTAACTTGTCATTCATGACGTAAAAATTTATTTAATAAAAAACCCTACTAACTTTCACGGCTCTCACCTCGCTACTAATCAATAGGGCATTAAATCCTTTAAGTTCTATTACGTGAGAGCGAACTTTGGCAAAGTTAAAAATATCCTTCTAATATCTGCTTTTTTATTTGAATTATTTCCTCCCAGTCTTCAGCTTTAAGTACTGCGTTCTTAATATTCTTCTCTTCAGGGATAGTTACTAATCCTTTTACTATATCAGCAGTGAACATCTTATACACTTTATCCTTACTGAGAGTATAAACTTCATGCATCCGTAATCCATGTAGTACTGAAGCATGATCTTTATTAAAAATCTTTCCTATAGCTCCTAGAGAGTAGTTAGCTTTTCTGAGCTGATTATAGAGATAGTATCTTTTGTAAATTACTTCCTGCCTTCTACATTTCTTTTTGAGATCGAACTGCTCTATTAAATCCTGTATGTTTTCAATAAAGTTATTTTCCATGTTTATAAATTTCATTATAGTAATTTTCTGATTTATCATTAGGTTCTAGAAATGGATGAAAATAATCTTCTGAATTATTCATACCACTATTAAAAGCATCTCTTATCTGCTCTTTCTCCATCTCTAAAGCTCTTTCAATTATACGTTCATCCATTTGAATACTTATTCCAGTGAGTTTTTTTATCTCTATAAGTATCCATTCTATCGCAGTTTCATTTTTCATTTCTTACATTTTAAATTGTTATTATATGCTTTGTTATAGTATTCAATAAACTCACTTATATTTCCTCCTTCGCAAAACATACCCATTAAATAAGTATTGTAATCCTGTTTTTTTTCTATTTCTTTTGCTTCCGTATAAGCTTTTACAAATAAACTAGTACTACTGCTTTTAATTGATCTATCTTTAATTAATTCATCTAAAAAATAATCTACTGCTGTTTTATTTTCCTGATTCATCGTATTGCATTTTGAAGTATTTATCTGCCGTAGGAGTAGCATTCCAATGAGAAGCATAAACTCCATCATTATAGCTATCCATAATTATCTCTCTTTCTTCTTCCAGGCCTTCTCTAAGTAGTGTTAAAGCTCTATTAAAAGCGAATTGACTAGAAGGTTGAAAGTACTCTCTTTCCTTCTCCAGTTTCTCTATTATCTTTTCTAAAGGAGTTTTCATAGCTCTACAATATATTTAATTTCTGATTCTTCTATTTCGCTTGTTTTAAGGAACTCAAATAGAGCCTGAATAATAGAACTAGCTTCTAGAGTTTTTCCTCCTACTAAAGGTCTTATTCCTTCTTCAGGATTCCCTCTTTCGCTTAGTTATGCTAAATGATAAGTTCACATAGTTCCTCAGCTTTAGGTAACCATTGACGAAAATCGATCTACATATTTATCTGCTCATCTATTACTCTAGCATCTGCTGAATCCATTACTCTCTTATCTATAGCTCTAATCTGATGCATAACATTATTCAGCTTTAGTTTCATTTCTCTAGTCAAAAGATTCTGATCGTTTAAATCTTCGATAAAATCAGCTAGTACAGGAAGCAGTCCTATAGTAGCTAGTAGTTTCATTTCGTTACTCATTTTCTTCGTTATTAATAGTTATTACTCCTTCTCCATCGCATTCGATACATTCGCACCAAACGTATCTAGATTCTTCCATATCTGCTACTTCATAGTGTCCTAGTCCAGAGCATTCTAAACATTTAATTTCCATCTTATTCTCCTTTTAATATTTCACTAGCTCTTTTCATTCCTTCTAAATATCCTACATGAAATCCTGATTGAAATTTAGCATCTAATCTTTCTTCATAAGTTTGCTGAATCTTAGTATAAATACCATTTTTGTATTCTTCACTTTGCTTGATAAAATATTCATCACAAATAATACTAGCAATAAATTCTATAAACGTTTGATTTTGCATTTTAAATAGGTTTTAAAGTGAGTAAAAGTAAAAGATAATAGATAGTACTACTAGACCTGCTAAAAGTCCTAAGAGAGAGTTTTTCTCCTCTGAGTTTCTAGGAGTGAAATAATGGATTAAGTTTCTCATAATTTATTTGTTTAAGGTTTAAAAAATATGCGTTGAAAAGTCGCATCCCTTTTTTTATTTAGTTAAATAATCTAAAAGCTTTATCTATAGCTTTACCGCCATCGAATTTACGGAACCACATTTTAAATGTATAGCTTTCAATAACTTCATCAACTAGCTGAAGAGCTGATTTAGGAATCCAACATGAATAAGTCTGATATTCATTTTCAATTTTATATGCTTTCTCAGTTTCCTCTAAAATTGTCATATAATTAATAAAAGGGTTATTTGTGTTCGTAGTTAAAATAATTGTTTTCATATCTTTTCGGTTTTGTTATACGCAAATATAAACACTATAGTAATAGGTTGTACACTTTTTAACAAAAAAAGTTTAATTATTTTTTAGGTACATTCTAAAACCTAGTGTTTATAAGACTTTCAGGAAGAATTGAACTTTTACGGATTACCTTACTTTGTAATAAAATTAATGTTATAGTATGAAGATTTTGTAATAGAATCTACCTTACTTTACCTTCGATTATGCGTAAATTCTGCACTACAAAATCTCCGTTAGGTTCAGTTTCTACATAAGCAAAGCCATGATTCCACCTGTTTACAGGCATATAATCAGGCCTTAAACCACATAAAGCTCCGATACTCCAGCAGGTAACTACATTTCCATTTAGATCATTCTCACTATGTTCGCTAGTCTGATGATTATGACCTGCCATAGAAGATACTTTAGCTCTCATATACAATCCTCTAGCAGAGTTAACAGGAGAGAATATAGTGTGCATCTCATGACCATGTAGAAGAGAAAGCTTTCCTATCTTAATAACCTGCTTAGATTTAATCTCAGTTACTCCTAGTTCTCCGAATCTTAATACATTCTTAAGTTCAAAATCTGCGATACCTAAAAGCTCAGGAGCTGAAGTCTTAAGATAGTTTTCCCATCTATCCTCATGATTTCCAATTTTAAAATAAATAGGACAATCAAATTCATCTTTTAACTGCCTTAAGAAAGCTCTAGTCATTTCGATTTCTCCGTTTAAATCTCTTAAACGTCTATCTTTTACGAACCTACTAGCCTGATACATATCCATAGTATCTCCGTTTAATACTATAGCATTCGGTTTCTTTTGATATCCCCAGTCTAAAGCAATAGATAGAGCTTCTTCATCATGATAAGGAAGGTGTATATCTGAAAGGATTAATACTCTATTATTTCCTTTAGGTATCTTAAAAGCTTTCTGTTCTTTGTAATCTGATTCAGGAACTTTTAACCATCCTTGAGCTGATCGCTTTTCTTCTTCAGTTCTTTTCGACATAGTTACACTAGCTATTTGATTTTTCTTTCCTCCTCCTTCTCCTCTATAATATCTTACCTGCCCTCTAGCAGAATCATAAGTAGTGAAATCTAAAGGATGCTCTTTGCATAGCATTCTAGCTATGTTATTTGTAGTACAATGAGAGAACTTTTCTAGAGCTTCTAGTACTATATCTCTGCGATAGTTACTCACTATCCTCTATTCTTAATAATCTTTCGAATAGCTACTCCGATAGCCTGAATAATTTTCTCTCCGAATTCAGGAGTGATATCTACATCTAGTTCTGCTTTCTTTCCTTTTTCTTTGTGAATTTTAATATCTACATTTTTGGTATCTAAAGTAGCATCTAGTACTTCATCTTTTCGTAGAATAGTAACATCTACATTCTTAGTATCAATATTGATATCTAAATCATTTTTTTTCTTAGCCATAAATCTTTCTTTTAACGCATTAAATATATCTTCTATAGGTAAACCTATGTAGAACGTAATAAAAGCTCTTAGAACGAATAAAAACCTACTCATTTAGCAATCTCGAAATGCATCCAATCATAATTTTTTTCTATTCCTAGTCCTATAAAGCCATGTTTATAAAAAATATCTATCATAGGTTGATATTCAGGTCTAGCAAACCTAGCAGTTTTACTAGTTTCATGTAACTGATTTCTTACAGGATCGAGATCGATAGCTATTCCCCAACTATGTTTACTATATTCAGTTCCTCCTCTCATCTTTCTGAAGGTAAAGCAACCTCCGAATAAGTCTATTCCTAGCTCTACGATTTTCTCATATCCATAATAAGATAATAAATCTTCGAATACTCTACGAAAATTCTCCTTTACTAATTTATGGCATCTCATTCGATTCACTTTAGTATCTAAATCCCAAGCTAATCGCATAGGATAAGGTAAATCTAGAGTTACTAAATAATCAGCTCCAGTAATAGTAGGAGTTCCGTAAGCTTTAATAGTTTCTTTTGTAGTTAACATATTACTTTATTTTATCCTTTTCTTCTCTAGCTCTCTGAATAAATATAATTAGATTCTTCCAAAGATTTTGACCTGTAACAGCAAAGTATTTTTCATTAATAGATTTACCTTCCGTAATTAAACAAAAGAGAGTAAATCCTTTAGTAAGTAAGAATTCGATATTTGTATAATGCTCTGAAATATCAGCTAGGATAAATTTCTCAGCTAGAAATATCATTACTATAGCTCCTACATAAAGAAGAGTTTTAGTAATCGTATCAGACATTCTACGAGATCGAATAGATTTCCATCCATGTAACCTAACTGATTTCCATATCCCAAAATATAAATCTAGAATAATAGCAACGAAAGTAATTAAGATAAGAGGAGTAATAGGAGCTATAAGAGTAGCTATAGAAAGTCCTAAAGCGATTAGATAACTTTTCATACTGCGTACTTTTCTAGCTCTAATAAAGTCCATGCTTCTACTTCAGTATCATTCCAATCTTCTGTATAAGTGAATCCTGAAAGAATTACTCCAAAGGTTGTAGTATCAGTTACCAGGTTAACTAGTACTTCGCATGATTTAGATGAAATAGTATCTAGAATAGTAATTACTTCGATTCTAGGATTTTCGATTTCTACGTTAAATTGAGGAAATTTGTAAGTCATAATTTTAAGATAAAGTAGTTCCTGTTACGTTGCATACTCGAACGTAAATTGTTAAATAAGCTGAAGTTTTAGCTCCTGTTTCTAATGGCTTTCCTCCTAAATCTGCGATGAAAGAATTCGTACCATCGTAATCAGTAGATAAGTGAAAATATCTCTGAGAACTTCCAAAGTTGAAAGGAGCATAATTTACTCTATAAGGCTTTTTACTAAAATCTAGAAGATTAAACATCTCTCTAGCATTCCATAGATACCACGTTGTTAGTCCTCCAATAGTAGCTGAAAGTTTTAAATCTATAGCAGTATTCCAATTTCGATAAGTAGATGCATCTCCGATATAATAACAAAGTACCTGAGAGTTATCATAAGTACTCCAGTCTATTACTATACTATTCGCATAGGTAGTACCTCCTGCAGTATCAGTAAATCTATTAGTATTCCCGAAAGGATTATTCGAAGCTAGAGTAGTAAAGTTCGTTAACCTACCTCTAGTAATATCATCTCCTGTTCTATAAGATGAAGTTTGCCCTGTTTGAAGTAATAATTGACCTACAGGAGCAGGAGTACTAGCTACTGATTTTATGTATAAATCTCTCATAGCTGAGTAATATTTAAATTAATTACTGAAGCAGTAGATACTGAGATATTAATAGTATCTCCGATAGCTATAGAAGTTCCTAGAGTATAAGCAGAACCATTCTTTAAAATAGTAGTAGTAGGAGAGTTCTTTACGTTTGCTACTGAATCAATACTTAGAGCATAAGGAGCATAGATATCTACACTAGTAGAACTCATTAAATCAATAGTCCATAAAACAGGAGCTAGTAATCTTAAACTCTGAGAAGCATCAGCTCCAGTAATATTTTTAGAATCGTAGCTAGTTCCGTTATATTCACTTGTTATTAGTAGATCGTTTGCTAGAATTGTACCTGTACTTGCTAGTTCCGATATTCGTTTGTTCTGCATTACTGATTTTATTTAGATAGATTTCTAATTTCTTTACATTCTCCTTCTTTGGCTTATAACTCATAAATACCATCCATTTAGATAATTATTATATGCAGGAAAAACATCTCCTGAACTATTCGTATTATACTCAGGATAGAGATATCCGAAAGCAGTCATGTGATCTAAGAACCTTTGAGTATAATTCTGAGCTATTTGACGTTCTTTTTCTACTAAATAATCTACTTCTACTTTTTCTACATTAACTGCGTTCTCAGAGCTATGCTTATAAACTCCCTTATTAGCTATCGTATAAGATGCGAAAGGAATATACTCTACCATAGCCCAGTGAATAAGCAAAGGTTTAATATAAGTCAAAACTAGATTTAGATAAGGATCAGCTAAATCATTATTTAAGATATCAGTTTGAATCTTTTGAAGTAAGGTCGTACCTAAATAATTCTGAACGTGAATATCCTGAGCTATTTTTACGAATTGAATAAATGTATCAATATCTACGCTCACTCCGAGAGCAGTTAAAGATACTATGTCATTTCTAGATATTAATAGTGCTTCCATTATCGAACGTCTGAAGGTAAATTAGGATTATTAGGAGAGAACCCCTTTAAAGGTAACTGATTCGGATAGAAAGATACTTCGTAAGGATTTGTTACTTTGTAGCCTTTAATCTCAGCTCTTCTAGTTCCTATTTCTGAATATCCTTCTTCTATTTTATTTAGGTCTAGCATATAAGTTACTCTACTCCATTTATGATGACATCTAGCTCCTCCTTTAAATTTAAAGATGTCATAAGTATTAGCTCCAAATTCTCCAAAACCAGGATTAACTGCTTTTTTACTCATAGCATCTATATCTTCTTTTCGAAATAGTCTATCCTGTTTAGCCATCATAGCCTTACAAAAATCTCTTTCAGGAGTTTTATTTCCGTTGTATTTATAGCGAACTTTGAAGTACTTTAAATCTCCTACTTTTCTATCCTGTGAACTCTTTAATTTTGGTAAAGGATTTCCAGTCTGAACTAGGTTAATTAACTTGCTTAGAAAGCCTGTTTTAGGTTCTAGAGAAGATTCTGCATCTAAAAGAGTATTATCTAAATCTTCTTCATTATCTCCTACTTCTCTTTCATCTACTAGCACCCATTCTTCTGATAGCTGATTTTTATCTACTTCATCTAAGATTAATTGTAGATCATTCTGAGAGCTTAATTGAGTTTCTTCTACTTTACCTAAAGCATCCTGAAATTCCAAAGGTTTCAAAGTTTCAAAATAGAGCTTTAATTTGATTCCGTTATAAGCTAGAATCTTATCGTAAGCTTCGATAATTAAATCCTGATAAGGTTTAATAACCATGTTATAATAAAGTACAAAGGAGTTCTTTAATTCATCTGCATTCGAGCTAAACCCATTACTAGAGCTGATACCAAAAAGAAGAGGAGAAGTTACGTTATGTCCTAGCATAATTTTTCTCATACATTCTTCTGATAGATATTCGTAATGCTGAGGAGCATCATTTAAAGGAATATCATCTATAGTAGTTTTTTGTGCATCTGAGTGATTAAATGAGATTATAACTCTCTTTCCTTTGCTTCCTGTAAGTTTAGAAGTTACCTTAGTTTCGGTTTCATCCATCTGCTCCTCTGAAGGAATTCCATTATTAAAGTTAATTACTTTAGTTCCTGAGAATCCATTTTGAACTTCATTGATTAAATAATCAGATATCTCCTGCTCTAGTACGCAATAAGGCAAAGCTCCTTGATAATCTACTAGAGAAAAGTACTTCATACCTACTGAATAAGGTTGTACCATTAGAATCTCCAAAGGTTCGCTAGAAGTACCAAAAGCAGGAATTCGCTTAGGAGGAAACTTTTTAGTGTCGCTCCAGTTATCAGAATAGTAGTAAGCTTCTATCTTTCCTTCCTTATTGCATTTCTCAGGTCTGATTAAATGTACAGGTATATGAGAAGTTTTAGCTATAGTTTTTCTATCCTTAGAATAAATTACTTGAATAGCGAACTGCCCTAGCATTTTGGCATCTGTTATCTCTCTTTTCGTATCATCTTTAGGAAAGAGAGTTATCATATTTGCGTAATCATTCGGCTTAGCTGAAGCATCTTAAGCTTTTAATCCTCTTCCGTAAATCAGCTTACAAATATTATTAATTATCTCATTATTCGTAGGAGAGTAAGTATTTCTATCTATCCATTAAGTATAAAAAGAATACATTTCTACATACGTTACTCAGTCTTGTCGA